TCAAGGCAACGCTGGCTGAGTTCCACGCACGTAATCCTGGCACGCCGCCAGCGCAATCAATCCTTGGTCGCCGGCGGCGGTGATTCCGATAATTCGTTGAGCATGCGCTGGGTCAAGTCGGGCGCGCGCGCCTCCATGAACCACGCCGCCGGTGGTGGCACCGGCTGGCACTGAATGGCCACAGGCTGAGTCCGTGGTGTCGAGAGCGACTGACAACCGCAGATCAGCAGTGGCAAGGCGGTCGCCCAGGCCAGCTTGGTTGTTTTGAGCATCGCTCAATTCCTTATAGTGGGATTGTTCACTGGCCGACAGTCGCTGCTCGAGGGCGAGGCGCTTATCCAGATCGGCTTGTTGCTGGGCCGAAGCGGCGTTACTGATGGCGGTAAGATCATCGGTGTGCAGGCGGGCCTGGTCCGCCAGCTGTTTACCGAAACGCCAGTCCTGCACCCGCCAAGAGGCCACAGCACTTCCCGCAATAAGCGCCACGATAAGTACCAGCAGGCCGATCAATTTCTGCACCGCCGTCATCACGGCACATCCTTGAAGAACACGTGACCGCCAAGCTTAAGCGTTTTCCTAGCCTTCGCAGCCCAGGCCGGTGCCTTCTTCATGGCGATGGCGTAATAGTGTGTGGCACCACCAGTGGGATCCGGCACCTTTCCGTCGATCACTTGGTCAGCGGCGATGCGCGCTTGCGCCAACTCGAGGAACTGGATCTGTTTGATGCCGATCAGGAACGCGTAATTCGGGTCGCTCTTGTTCCAGCAGCTGAACTGATACGTCGCCTGGCAGACATCGGTATAGCCCTCGCCCCACCACGACTTGGTCTTGCCGTCGTTCATACGGTTGCGAATCGTCCAGACCACAGCAATCTGACCGGCCAGGCTTTCGCCGCGAGCCTCGCCCCACAGCGTACGCGCGAGTATGTCGCGGTCTTTCTCGGTAATAGACATCACATTTCTCCAGGCAAAAAAATCCCGCTCGATGGCGGGTTGCGTTGTGCTGCTGTGGCGCGTCAGATCAGGTCGGCGCCTAAACTTTGCGGGTCCGCCACGATGACCGGCACTACCGGCTCAACAGGCCAAACCGGCGCGGCGTACCAGGTCGGCTGAACAGTCACCTTGCCCAGTGCGAACTTGTAGGTCTTCCACGCCTTGAGGTTGACCAGTAGCGCGGCTTGCTCAGCCTCGTCCTCTTCGGTCGCCTCGCCGATGTCGATGCCGAAGCCGATCGTATCGATTCGCTCTTGAATGCGGGCGATCTGCGCGGCGGCAAGTCGTTGTTGCGATGGCGCTGCTGGGGACGGCCTCACGAGCGCCGCACCAGCCGCCAGACCGAGTAGAGGCAGGCGCTTCGCAAAATGGCGGATTCGCTATGAGCGAACTGACTCAGGCTCAGGCGGTGGAGGATCTCAATTATGACCCTGAAACCGGTAATTTCACTCGAAAGATCCAGACTCGCGGTCGAGTGAAAGTCGGCCAGATCGCCGGGTACGTTAGGAGTGACGGTTACCGCATGATTAGGGTTCGGGTTAAGCAATATCTTCTTTATCGCTCGACGAGGCTCACGCAGCGCGGATTTTTGAAGCGGTTGGAGCCTGGAATCAGGTCAAGGTAGCAGCATGAGGCGTTTTCGCACCCAACAACGCAAACGACAAACCTGGTTGGCGCTGCCGGCCAGTGGCATAGAAGAGGTTGGTCATGGCCAAGAGTGGACAAGAGCGATCGGCGAAGGCTGCCGAGAAGCGTATCCAGTACGACGAAAAGGAGCTGCGACACCGGGTGCAGCTCGGTACCCGGCAGAAGCTTGATGAGCTGATGGTCTGGAACGGCATCGAGGAAATCAACGAGGCCGTGCAGAACCTGATTCTGAACGCTCATGCGCTCGGGCCGACACTGTCCTACCAGGCGATGGAAAGCCCGCGCCACAAAGTGCAGATCAGCGAAAACGTGGCGCGGATGTTTCGGAATGAGAGTTTGGCTGAGCTGAAGCGCGATCCGGGCGATGAAGTCATCACGCCGGATTAAAATTTGGAGGGAGCGGGAGGGTTCGAACCCCCTGCGGAACTGTCCGGACACCAGCGCTAGAGGGTGTAATTAGTTTTGTGTAAACGGTCATTTGGCAGGAGACTGCCTACCCCAAGGAAATCCAATGACCGAGTCAAAACCCAAGCGAGCCAAACGAGTCAAACGAGTCAAGCCTGATCCTGAGCTGGTTAAACTGGCCGACAGTCTGTTGGCCAATTACAAAAAGCCCGAAGATCTCATCGGCGAAAACGGCCTGCTCAAACAGCTCACCAAGATGCTGGTCGAG